CCTGAACGCTTTTGATAGTAATTGCCATCCCGCCCTTTGCCAGTTCCTTATATTGACCGTCCTCTAACTCACAGTTTTGGAACACATCAAAGGCGTTGACGAAATCCTGAATACTGTCAAGCCGGTTGGATTCAATCATGTTGATTGCGTTCAGGATTGGGATGACCGGCTCAAACGCACCCATGCGGGCGTCATTGTTCACATACTCCACAATAGGGATGTAGGGGATGGTACGGCCCTCCTGCTTAGTGATCTGACCGTTCTGCACCTCGAAATACCATTCTGGGGTGTACACGCAGAAGTAGGGCTGTCCCTCATCATCTACCTGTTCCAGCACACCAGCGACCTTTTTCTGCCCTACTCCGCTATGGTAGATGCAAAACGCCGCTCTTGGGTCAAGGGTATATATGGATGCCGGGGACCCGTCTTCTTCTCCGACTTCGTCAGTGAGGACCATGCGGACCGCAACACCGCAGATGTGCATCCAGTCTGCCAGCTCTTTGTCGAGAGTGTCTTTGCTCTCGGCTCGCATATATTCATTCAATGTATTCACATTAGAAGAAATATCATCTTCTCCGCCGTTGGACACATAACGGATTGGGCCATCCAGAAGGTAAGCAGACTTGAATACCACGATTTCGTTCGCCCGGTTAATCATCACCTTGTTGTTGATCTCCGGGCGGACGATTTTATCTTTCAGCCGGATGTCCTGTTTGCCTCTGTAATAGTCATACAAATAGGACATTTCCGCACTGTTGATGCGATGCACGGCCAGTGCCTTGCCCAGCACCTCCACCACATTTTCCGGGGTAACTTTCTTTTTGGCGGTGTAAATTTTTCTACGCCCAGTCAGCCCATTGACCGGCCACTCGGATATAGCTCGAACAGTATTGTTTTCAGTCACTCTGTCACCTCCAGACAAACAAAAAAGTGCCAAGAACAGACCCGTATAAGGTCTACTCTCGGCACTCGGCACGCTTCGTCCAGGCATTGCCCGGAGGCACTTGGCACTAAACTATATATTCTCAGGCGCTTTTATCGCCTTTTAACTCAATCTTGATGTTTTTCTTGCAAGCCTTACAGTATGGATAAACTATACCAGTTGTTTTGCTATCCACCTGCATCAAAAGCCGCCCTTTTCCATGATTGATGCCAGCAGCGGCACAGACCGGACAATAAATGTCAATCTTCATTCAGTTGGGCGACTCCTTTCTAATTCTGGTGGACCATCTTGGAATCGAACCAAGACCAAGCCCTTATGAGGGGCCCGCCCGACCATCGGGCCAATGGTCCAGATATACCCCTTTCGGGGTATGCTGCGGGGTTGGTCAGGCTTGCCGTGGGCCTGTATGTAATCCGCTGTGCGGTATCACATCACAATCATCAAGGCTGTATTACAATCAGCAACCTATTTCCGTTTCTGCTACTGACGCTTAGACACCGCTGGTCGGTCTACGTTGCCACACCTTTCCATCCTCACCTCACATACTCCATCCATAGGAACAGCCTTGATAATCACGGTACATCTCAACCCCTCCGCTGGTGTCGTCAGTCGGAACCGTTCATCTTTATAGGGCCGGGGTCAGCCAAAAATAATTTTTTCACCTTGCCGCTTTCGCACAGCGCACAAGGAAGGCCCGTCTGCTTTTAACCTGTGGTGCCATACATCTGGTGCCACCGCCCGCCTCATGCGGCGAGGAGCGTCATATGGCGGACAGTAGGTTGTCCAGCCGCCCATTGGCATTTAATTTAATCGCGCAGTGCCTCTTTTGCTTTCCATCTGCGTTTGGAGCCGAGAGGCGGCATTGAGCCGCCACACGTCCACGGCGTTGTCCATGGCCGCCGCTTTCGCTTCTGCTGCTGCACTCGGCATATAAAGCACCACCACAAGATGATGCTTTGTCCGGCATACACCGGGCATCTCTGGAGCCACCGGGAGGAATCGAACCTCCAACCTACCGATTACAAGACGGTTGCTCTACCAGTTGAGCTAAGATGGCATATTTGCGCCGTCTCGCTTAGATTGACACACCCTGGTCTCGGCGGCGACATCATGATTAGCCACTCGCAGGGCAGTTTTCAGCGGGATAGCGCTGGTAGCTATCGCCCTACACAAGCGTCCGGCTTCCACGGATGGGAGCGACCCAATATAGCAGGCGGACTGAGTTGCACAGCCTGGAGATCACCCTGCTTCTGGCTCCTGCATATCGGCGGATTCCGTCTCTACACGCTCCGCCGGGCGCAGCCGCTTTCTATGTGTCGGCACACCGGGGCAGGTCATAGCTGCCACCGCTTTTTTAGCTCCGCCCCCATGACAGGCGGCTCGCGTCTTACTCTTCCCAGCGCCTAGACGCTCCGGCAATCTGGTGTAGTGTCTTTCCACCGTCATTCGCCGCATGGAGGGCGCGACCCTCCGCCCAGTTTATCGGGTGGTTTTCAGCCTGCGGCATATTGCACACAGAGGGGGTGGCGGCAGATACACCGACGCCACCCACTCTACGTGAAGGAGGAAAAGGGGATGGAAAGAGAATGGGAGCGCAGGGGCACACGCTCCCACACTCCCATTTTAAAGTAAGATTCTTTCTTTGCTGTCCAAAAAAGGATAATTCAAAAAATTTTACCTGAAATTTGTTCGCCCGGTTAAGTAGTCCAAACTTACCTCATAGTAGTCGGCCAATGCAATCAAGGCTGTCATATTAGGACGCGCCTCCCCACGCTCATACTTTCTTACCGCACCACTCGGTAGACCGCATAACTCCGAAACCGTCACCATGCTTTTGACTGGTCTTTTCTCTTCTCTTAACCGTCGCAGCCTCTCCGGGAACTCGTCCAAGGGCTATCCCTCCTTCGGCGGTTCAGGGAGGGGCATCCAGTGGGTGACATGACAATTACAGACCCTGTTCCAGTCCCCGGTAATATCGTAATAGCAGTCCAGCACACTCATTGTTGTGCCAAAAAACCCAATTGGCGTACCGCTTTCACAATATTTATGCTCTTCGTTTTTGTCCATGCACCCGCCGTGCCAATAGTTTACATTGGTGCAAACGAGATAATGCCCAGGCGCATCCGGCAGCCTCTCCTTGACGCTAATCCACCCACTCATGCTGTCCGCCCTCCTCGCCGTGGACTTTCTTTTTCATCTCTTTTGCAGCTCCTTCACCCACACCAAGGGCATAGGAATAAAGCAACCAGCAAACGAAGCTTCCTACCCAGCAGAAAACCAAGACAGGCATCGGCACCACAAACCAGCCATTTGCCTTGACGATGGACAGGATGATGCCCAGGAAAAGGAGCAGTCTAATCATTGCCGCCCTCCCCGTCGTGGATGGAGCCCTCCGCAATATCCCTTGCCTT